ACCAGCCAGCGATCCCTTGCATCGTACATTGCCCGCCCTCCCTGCTGTTTGTATGTATATTATAGCTCGCATTATACATACGTCAAGTCAAAATTTTAGCAGAATGCCTCGGCAATCCGATTCAGCGGCAGCGATGCGGCCCGCAAGCTGATCATGCCCAGCAGGGCTTCGTCTGCCATGCTGCGGTGCTGAACCTTCGTCCGGTGCAGCTCCGGGATGGGTATGTCCACCCCCTGCTTGATCAGCGTCCTGGCCCTGCTATAAATGGATCTTGGCGCCCGCCCGAGGATGCGCGCCGAGATATCTTGCGCATCAAATCCATCCATCGCCATATCGATCAGAGTCTGATCCTCATCATCGCGCCACGGGCAACCTGACCGAACCGAAAAACTCAGATGCAGGTCATTTGCCTTATTCCTCACAGTCGAGACGGACATTTTCGTTTTTTTTGCGATCGTTTCAGGATCGTCGCCGGCGGCAATGCCTGCGATAAGCTGCTCCTGGTGCGCCTGTGTCCATGTTTTGCTGCCGCGTGTTCTGCTCATGTCAAACTCCTTCAGCTTGATATTGCCAATGATATTTTTATTTTTTCCACGTCATCACGCACCCAACCCATAAACGCCTCACTTTCCCACAGCGCCGACTGCCGCCACAACGAACGCGCAGTCTCTCGGCCTTGGCCAATCAGATAATCGGCAAACTGCCCGGCTCTGGCCCGCTCCAGCCCGGCCTTGCTGGTCGCCGTCAGTAGCCGAACGGTCGGCAGATCTATATGCTCTGCTTCACCTACGCGCACCCGCAGGGTCATGGTTCCCAGGGCGTGAGTCTTGTTCTGCGCCCAGTCAACGCGAGCGTCGAAGGTTTCGATCAGCTCGCGCAGAATCGCGTCGTCCTTGAATTCAGGCAACATGAGTCACCCTCGATATCAGCAGGTCGTTGTAATCGACGTCGTAAGGCAAAAACTCCGCAACCTCGGCGTGGATCCCTTCGCGAATCAGGCGCTTGGCGGCCGCAGTAGCCGCTGCCTGCCCGGTGTAGCTGCGATCAGCATCCGCATATATCGTCAGGCGCTCGATACCAGCAGGCGCTATAAATTCGCTCAGTGCGTGCGCCGAGTAGCAGGCCCAGCACGGCTGGCCGTATAGAGCGGTGATGCTCAGGGCTGTCTCGATACCTTCGCAGATGCCAATATGTGGCTTGATATCGCTCAGGCGTATGGCGCCGCCTGCCAGTCCCCGCTGCTTGCCGAGCACCTTCTTCTGCTTGGTGACCGGGGCTTTATGGCCATCCGGCGTCAGGTAGGTAACGTGCATAGTCTCCAGTCGTCCGGATGGGTCGCGGAAAGCGGCCACCATCGCCGGGAAGTTACCGATCTTCTGGGTCTGCTCCCAGTACACCAGCCCCGGATGCAGCCGCAGGAACTCGGCCGGTATGTCCCGAATGCCCCGACTGTGCAGATACTGGCTTACCGGGTCGCCGCGCTGGATGGTGCGCAGTTCCGAGCCGATACGCTGTAGTCGCCGGCGGACCTTGGTCGCGTCCTGCGCCTTGTCGACGGGCTTGCCTTCTTTGATGTTGCCAGCGATCTCGTCTACCCGCGCGGCTAATTCAGGGAAGTTTTGCCCGGTGACCAGTTCCAGCAATTTGAATGCGTCACCCGAACCGCAGCCCTGGCAGAAGAACGTGCCGTTGCCGTTCTGGTTGTCCCAGCGGAAGCGATCCTTGCCGCCGCACGAAGGACATGGGCCGTGCCGATTGGTCAAGTACTTCGCATCGACGCCGAGCATCGGCAAGATCTCGTGCCACTTGTTGCGGGCAGCGTCGCGCGTCTTGATTTTGTCGGTCATGCTGCTGCCTTCTTGCGCTTGGCCTTGCGGATCTGCAGATGCTTGATGATCTTCATTGTTTCGTCGGACGGATGACGGGCGACGATCTGCCGGGTATCGCGCGGGGCTCGTCCGGCGTACTCGCGGCACTGGTGGAAGGCCCAGCCGTCGCGGAAACCTTTTGCCCGGGCATAGCCCAGCATTTCCGAATACAGTTCTGACAGCTTTTCGGGCGACCACTCTTTGCGGAGCTGCTTGGATTGCTTGATCTCGTACAGTTCACCGTCGCGCACCTCGACATCCTGACGGCGCTCAGGCTTGAAGCCGCACATGGGGCATTTGTGCTTGGTACTGACGTAACCGCAAGAGGTACAGGGCTTAGATACGGGTTCGCATTCGTCGCGATCACGGCGGTCCAGATTGTGCTGGATCTTGCCGTCGTCCAGCTGACTCGGCAGCGTGTCATCTGGAAGTCCGTTACGAATGCAATTGCCGGCGTGATCGATTACCAGGCAGTCGGTTTTCCCGAGGGCGGTTCTAAGTCCTCGGCCAATGCACTGGATGTGCAGCATCAGAGACTTCGTGGGTCTGGCCAGCACGACACAGGATGTCTCCGGTGCATCAAACCCTTTTGTCAGCACCGCAACATTGCACAGAACCTGGATGTCTCCGCGGCGGTAGGCGTCGATGGTCTCGGTGCGGGCCTCCTTGTCTCGTTCGTAGCCGTCGATATGGGCGGCCCTGATGCCGCGCAGCAAGAACGCGTCGCAAAGCGCCCGGGAGTGGGCCACGTTGACGGCGAATACGATGGTCTGCCGGCCCTCGGCGAGCTTTAGCCACTGATCAACTACATCGCCGACCAGTTTGTGCTCGCCCATGACTTCAGCCAGGGCATCCTCGGCCCAATCGCCACTGCTGTTGGTCCGCACGCCTTTCAGGTCGGGGATGTATGGGGCAAATACTCGGGCCCGGCAGAGGAACCCCATATCCATAAGCTCGGCAGTGGTCACAGTCACCACCAGGCGGTCAAAAACCTTGCCTAGGCCCTTCCTGAACGGGGTGGCACTTAAACCAATGACCGGCTTACCCTTTGCCCGGCACTCGGCGATGATCTCCTCGTGCATCTGGTGCAGCACATGCGCTTCGTCGATAATCACCAGGTCAGGTTTGGTGGCTTCCGCCATTTCGGGCCAGCGATTGCGCAAGGTCTGGATGGTTCCAACCTGAATCTGGCGGCGGTAATTGGTCATTTCGTGGTCACCCTGGATAACGCCAACCTCCATGCCGTCCGCCTGAAACTGTCTCACTGCCTGATCGACCAGCTCCAGCGAGTCGACAATAAAAAGGGCGCGCTTTCCCTTATCGTAGGCACTGCGCTGGATCGCTGAGCTGATCTTAGTTTTGCCGGCGCCGGTCGGGGCCTGGAGCATCTGAGCCAGGCAGCCCTGGCGGATACCGCTGCGCAGTTCGCTGATGGCATTGAACTGGTAGGGTCTGAGGTCAGACATGGGCTAGACCTCCATGCAATACAGTCAGTGCAGGTCGATTGAAAAGCTCCCGGCCAGCGGGATGGTGTTCATGGACATCATTGCAGGCGGTTCGCACGGAGGTTTGTTTGAGCCCCGGGGTCTTTGGACAACCCACCCCTTGGATGGGTTGGTTTTGCTCTTTGGCCAACGGCTCGGAGGTTTCAGCGACTAACTCGCAGTATTCGTCGTAACCGACCAGTTCGCTCTCGGTGTCGGGTTCCACCCTATCAGTAAAGAAGGGGTGACATTTTGTCACTCTGGAGGAGTCGTTTTTGTCACTCTGGATAGCCCGTTTTTCAGGCTGTCCAGCGGCGGTTTTGACTGGGATTCCCAGGCCATTTAGGTGGTCACGGTAGGCGGTGAAAATGATTATATCGGCGCCTTGGCGGCCGCTGGCGGTACGGGTTTTCTCGCGGCTGATGATTCCGTCTGATTCGAGTTTGGCGAGCGTTCTGGTTATGGTGCGGCGACAAACACCAAGATTCGCCGCCAGCGTCGCTTGGCGTGCCGTCGCGACGCCTTTGGATTTTGTGCCCATTACCGCCAACTCTTTAATGGCGGCTCGATCCGTGCGCTTGAGGTGCGACAGGGAGCCTTTCTTGCCGAGTTCCCTGTTGACAAACTTGATCGGCGTCAGCGCGTCGCGGATATCGACGATCTTCTGTATCTCTTCAGCCGCCGCTCTGGATGCAGCATGAGCGATACGGGTGTATTCAAGCGAGGTAACGTTGATCTTTGTTGCGGTTTGGCTCATAATCAATACCCGGTTTGGTTCATGGTTTGGTTCATAATCAATACCGTTCAGATTGTCTGTCTGTTGAGTTGCCCGGTTCGGAATCCCCTTCCTGCCGGGCGTTTTTTTGCCTGTATCGCCGTTGTTACAGCCCAGCCAAAATCCACCCTAACCGAAAACAAAACTGTTTCATAGACTGTACAGTTTCGAGTTTTTGTGGTGCGAGTTTATCGGATGGGTTACAGGTCGCTCCAAGTCTCGTGGCGATAGCCACCACCGTAGCGGTGCGGCCGGACCTGCCGGCCCGGGTCTTGTTTCGGGGGCTTGTTCTGGTATAGGTGGGGCAGGGGCAGCTTGAGCATACCCCTGGCAATCTGCCGGCGCCGGCGCTGTGCGGCCTGGCAGTCAGGAGTTTCGTTGCAGGGGCGGCTGTATCGGGATCTGATGGGGCGACGCGATCTTGAGGTGGGTAAAATGCCGGCGCCCAAATATTGCAAAACCGTGCTCATGGAACGAATGTCCATATTTTTCTCCAGATAGGGACGCGCGCCCAGCTGGAAAGCCTCCATGCCTACGCTCGTCCGTGTTTTATGAGTCAACTGGTGCAGCGCTAGGCGACAGCATTAACTCTTTTTGCTTAGCCGTCGCCGGAGCCGGAGCCGTAGCCGGAGCCGTAGCCGGAGCCGGAGCCGTCGCCGGAGCCGTAGCCGGAGCCGTCGCCGGAGCCGGAGCCGTAGCCGTCGCCGGCGCCGGAGCCGGAGCCGGCGCCGTAGCCGGAGCCGTAGCCGGAGCCGGAGCCGTCGCCGGAGCCGGAGCCGTAGCCGTAGCCGTAGCCGTAGCCGTAGCCGTCGCCGGAGCCGTAGCCGTCTGGTTTATTCAGCTTCGACATCTTTTGTGCCTTCTATGCTGGTGATTGCTTTATCGGTGCATGGGATTAGCTCTATAGCCTCAAGCCAGACCACATTAACGGATTCAGCGATC